CTACTCCTCAATGCCCTGGCCTTTGTCGTCTATGGCGTCGATAAGTGGCGTGCTCGAGGAGGATGCTGGCGCATCCCTGAGCGGGCGCTCCTTCTCTTGGCTGCCTTCGGTGGAGCCTTCGGTGCCTGCCTTGGGATGGTCGTGTGGAATCACAAGACTTCGCACAAGCGTTTTCGTTATCTCGTCCCTGTCTTCGTCCTGCTCCAAGGGCTGCTGACATTCTATTTCCTGCGCCTCTATTGAGCCTGCTTTTTTCGCATCAACCAGCCCCTTTAATAGCCTCATAGATAGAGTCCCTATGGAGAGGCGAAACGAACCAGTACTGGTCAGTGAAGTGACCAGTACTGCTCGAAGTGTGAACTAGTACTGGTCGATATATCTTACCAGTACTGGTTCGCTTGGTGATCAGTACTGGTTGCTTTATCTGGTAGATAGATAGGCTTTGCTGGATGACCTCTCTTTCGTGCAATATGTAGGTATAATCCGCAAAACGAAGCGTGCGGCACATCGCAAACGAAGCGTACACCCACACACCCCGCTGAGAAGAAACGAAGCGTTACATTTTCGGGGAATATACCAAGGGCGTTCGGCAACCATCCGAACGCCCTTCTTGCATCAGTCGAATAGGGTCGGCTCCTCCTCCTTGACATAGTTGCACACCATCCATTCCTCCTGCTTTCTTCGGGAGGTTTTAGAGGCTGATATCGTGCGCTCGATACGATGGATGTGCCACCCGTGCTCCGTAGCATATCGCTCAATATTATCATCAGGAAACATGGTTAGCATGAACTTACCCTTGACCTCTGCAAGGAGGTCAAGGAGAGCCAGCAGGTGGCTCTCGCCGAACACGCCCTCATAGTGGCCACAGTCACTACCGACGTAGGGCGGGTCGACGAAGTGGAAGGTATCGGGCGTATCATAGCATCGGATGACCTCGAGTGCGTCCCGATTTTCAATCGTGACATTGTCGAGTCGCTGGGAGAGGTGCTCACCGAACTCCTCCTTTGCATTCCTTAGCTTCTTCGGCATGCCACCACCAAAGTCATACCCGAATGTCCCATCGAGCATGCTGGCAAAGCTCATCTTTGAGAGTGCCCAGACGGCCCAGGCTCGATCCATACGAGTGAAGAACTGCGGGTACTCCAAGATGTGGGCTGCGTGTGCGTGGATATCCCTCGAGTGCACTGTGACATCGACACGTGCCTTCAGGAGGTCATACTCCGTCCTGAGCATCTCGTAGAAGTTGGTCATCTGCTGGTTGAGGTCGTTGATCACCTCACCGTCAGAAGGGTCTTTAGCGAAGAAGACAGCCGCTCCACCACAGAAGGACTCTGTATAGAGGGTATGCGAAGGGATTAGAGGCAGGATATGCTTGAGCATCGTCTGCTTACCTCCATAGTAGGTGATAGGGGTTCTCATTTAGGATAAATCGTTGTATTTTTGCGGTCTCTCACCCACACTACATAATAGCAATGCGCCGATACGAAAGGAAAGGCATTAAGCCCTCGACCTTTGCGTATCGGCGCATATTTGTAAGTGTGAGGTGAGAGTCCACTTACGAAGGTCGGGGGCTTTCTTATACCCCGACCAGGGAAGAAGTTACTTGTAGTTGAATTGGCTCTTGCCGAACAGTCGAACAGCCTTGTAGTAGAGGTAGGAGAGGACGATGAACCACGTCTGTGATCCCGCCTTGCGACCCTTGAAATAGTCGATAGACCGCCCTACCATATCCTGAAAGAGGACGAAGTCCGCTCGCTGTCTATCCTGCTCCGTCCCCCCAATATTGTAGCGAACATCGTGCTGAACGCACTCCTTCTGGAAGAACTCGTAGTGCGGAGGCTTAAGCCAGCGAAGAAAGCCTGAGCAGGCTCCGCATCCGTTAACCTTGTTATCTGTGGCCATAGTCTATTAGCTGAACTCCGCAGAGAACGCGGAGGTGAATATGCGTATTGAAAGCGGCGATATTTCGCCAGCTGTGGCAGGCTCCAGGCGATGTGCGAGGGCGTATCGCTCCATCGTGCGATCGTAGGTCTTTGGAGGTACTGGATATACAGCCCCAGCCTTTTGAGGCCCAGTCATTGACACCCCAGCAGATCGAGCCATATCAATGCCCGCCTCCCACGATCCTTTCATCGACACGGCGACATCCCACAGGGTCTGCCCAGGTAGCGTCGTCACATCCATCGTTTACGTATCTTGAGGATGAAGATGATGACAGCGATGATGATAGCGGTGCATCCGAGCACTCGTAGCGTAGAGTTGATATCTGCGATTGCACTGGTCTTTTTCACCTGTGTCTCCACATACACACTGTCTACCTTTTGCAAATAAATGGTGTCACGCTGCGTTCGATCGCGGATGCGTGTACGCCACCGAACGACGAAGACAGTGTCCCCCTTGGAGTGGATGTACACGCTGTCATGCACATAGATGCTATCACGTTGTACGCTGCTGCGGTCACTCCACTCTATACGTCGCTCACCTTTAACGACAGCAGTCTTCACCGCACCACAGGAGGAGAGTGCACCGAGGAGGAGCGACCAAAAGAGGATGAGCGCAATGAAGGTCAGCAGGCGCTCTTTATCTACTCGTCTCATAGCTATAGGTCCTTATATTCGGGGATCGCATCGAAGCAGGGGCACTCCTTGATGCGCTCCCACGGGTCAACGATGCCGTTACCGTTGGTGTCAGGCGAGAAGTCGCGATGCCCTTGGATCTTAGCCTTGGGGTATCGACTACGAAGCTCACCGAGGAGCTTGCGGAGTGATGTGCGCTGGGCATCAGTGCGATTGTCGATACCCTTACCCGACTTATCGATGCCACCTACGTAGGCGACATTAATTGTCTCCGAGTTGTAGCCCTTGACACCGTTGCTGATCTGGTCCTCAGGCTGCATCGCATGCACGACACCGTCTGCCGTGACCACATAGTGATAGCCAGGGCGCTGGAAGCCACGCTGCTTAAAGACCTGCTGGAGCTCCTTCACCCCCCACCCTTGGGGGGAAGCCGTGCAGTGCACGGCGATGTAGTTAATCGTCCTCATTGTTGTCGTCTTGATCTTGTTTGGTAGGTTGCTTAGGCTGGTGGATGTACCTGTCTAAGCGATGCTTATAGTCTATACCGAAGAGCGCCCCTGCGAAGGTCGACATCTCACCAAATGCAAGGAGCACGGAGTTATGGATCTCCCCTCGAGGGACGACAAGGAACGCCGTCCAGACGAGTGCTATGCCCGAGAGAGTGAGGAGGACGGCTATCCAAAGTTGGACAGTAAGGCGCTTGCGCATAATAGAGTTAGTAGTGGGCGTCGATGTGGATGCCCGAGGTTGTTATTTTGATGGAGTTGACAGTTTGCCCGTCCATCTCAAGTTGCTCGCGAATGCGAGCTCGCCAGTATAGTGGCTGGTTATCAAGGAGCATATCTGAGACACCGCACCCGACAGCAGGGGCTTCCTTAAGCTCACCCTGATGTAGGGTGAGTATCAGGGCTTGATTCTGCGGCAGCGTCTCACCGAGAGTAAGCCCCTCAATGATGCGCCCTTCCTCGTCGCGCACAAGGCGGATGCGAGGCTCGTAGTCGGCGGTAAGCGTGATGCCTATCATATCAATGTGTCACTTTAGTGTCTTCGTAGTCCTCTCTCCTCGTTAGGGTGAGCGGCTTACCTGCCCAGGAGGCAACGGCTGCCTTCAGCGCCGCTCCGCCATCATTAGGCACGGGGGTCCAGCTTGAGAGTACCTGCTTGATGTCGTTGATCTCCCTCTCGAGTGTGTTGAGCTTGTTCGTGAGCTCCTTGACCTTGACGATCCCTCCGAGCGAGCCTCCATTGATGATCACCTCCTCGGCTCTATCCATTGAAAGCACAACCAGGTGATCAAGATCGCCCGTGAGCGATCCAACGATGACGACTGAGCCGACGGCGGGGCGCACAATAATCTGCGCTCCATCCACCTCGGTGGAAGCCCGTAGGCGCACATCAGGAATGCTCAGCCCATCGATGGAAACCTCGCAGGTGATATCCGACAAGGCTGTGACAACCCCCTGGTAAAGGTTAGTTACCCTGCCTCCTCCGATCTTAGCGAGGCGCTCACGTAGCTCTCTGTATGGATCCATTAGTTAAGTCTAAATCCCAGCTCAACTTTCCGTTTTCCGCCCGCCGAGCTGAACTCCGTCGTAACGGAGCGAACGAAGTAAGTACCCTCTTTATGTGGGTAGTCGGGATCGTGTATCTCTGCAGTGTCACCAGCCCGACATTCAGGGATGAGCCAGGTGTCGATGCTGCCGTCGTATCCGTCGAAGGTGCGCCGTTTCAGCTCGGTCTCCCCGCGCAGTCGCATACTCACCTCATCGGATGTAGGACACTTAACGGTGATTTTATCCCCTCCAGGAGTACCGACCTCTATCTCGCGCACCTTCCCATCGGGTAAGAGTGCCTTGACAGTTATCTGGTACTTCTTGTCCTCCGCCTTGCGGTAGGTGAGGTCAGCAGACTCAACATTATAGCCGAAGTCATATAGGCGCTCTTGCCCGATGACCTCTCCTGGAGGGTGAAGATGGAGCACCCCATCGCGCAGGTAGATGTCCGCTCCGCATTCCTCCTGCACCTTTTTGATGACATCATAGGCGGTAGCCGACTTGATGACGAACTTGTCGTACACCCAGGAGTAGGTGCATTCAACTTTCAGTGACAGCCCCACCTCCTTAATGATGCGTGACAACAGGCTTGACAGACCGACCTTCTTCAATACAGCATCCTTGAGAGGTTTGCGGAAGAGGAAGAGGTCGTCTTCGCATGTCAGCGTCAAGTCACCGTTATCCGTGGCAATGCGTTGCAGGTAACCAGTGAACTCCTCAACAAGTCCAGTCTCCTCATAGCCTAGACGAATAGTGACGGCATCTCCACGATGGATTGCATCTTCAACATCGAGCGCCTTGTTGTATTCGGCTGCAGGGAGCGTGATCTTAGCCGTGTCAGCGAGGAGCTCCACCGAGGAGTGTATCTCCACCTTATCGAGCATCGAGAGCTGGTAGCCACCTATCTGGATGTCATAGATCATCGTGTACATAGCTGACTACTTGGTGAGGTCTCGACGAGTGAGTAGGAGCTTATAGGTATCGTCGCTCACTGCCTGGAGGGAGAAGTTCTGGTTAGCATCACCTGAGGTGTGCGGGAACTCCCATGACTCGAAAACAATGCGCGTGATACCGAAGAGCTCCAGAAGGGGGCAATAGGCGGATACCTTGGCCGCCTCAAGGTACTTTCGCAGGCGCTGCACATCCTCCTTTGGGTAGCGTCCATCGGATCCGATAAGCACTCCCTCAAGTCTGATACTATAGTCATCGAGCGTCCAGCGCTCCTTGACGGATCCTCGAATCTTCCCCTTTGAGACCTGCCTCTTCGTGAGGATGTGCTGCCCCGTTATGCTGATCATCGGCTCTTGAGGGAGTAGCCACGGCTCCTCACCTTCAAGTGCCAGAGACACGGGGAAGACCATCGGCAGGCCGAGGGCATTCGTCTGCACCTCCTCAAGCTCCTCCTCAGAGAGAGGTATATCGACCTCGGGGAGATCTCCGTCAGGGAGGGCTACCCCTGCTCGATTGAAGAGGAAGGGGGGAGGTATGGGTAGCCGCCTAATTATAGTGTCAAGCTCGAATGTTGTCATCGGTCAGTGCTTGTTGCTATGGCCAGCGAGCGGTTGACCACTGATATGATGCTGCGCTCCAGCTCGGCGGTATCGGTCTTGTCCATCATGGACACCTGGATGCGCTCGACGAGCTTGCCGATATTCATCGTGATTTGCGTGTTGCGCGTACCTCCCGTGGCTATTGCGTCGCCAGTCTTTCCACGGCCACCCTTGCCCTTACCTTTGCCACCCTTCTCGCTTCCCGAGCCAAAGATGACGCTTTCACTGCTGCTACTTCCGAGCAGACCTGGAACGGATATCGACGAAGTCTCTTTGCCTTCATTCCGCTTCTTAGCCTCGTCCTTGGCGATCTCTTCTGCGAGGTGCTTGTCGTATCCTGAGCCGACTCCGCTGAGGAGGTCCTTAGATGACTGGTAGGCTTGTGTGGCGCTATTGACGCCGACGAAGCCCTTAGCAGCATCGCCTACGGCATTGGCCGCACCAGAGAAGTCCCCTTCGAAGAGTAGCTTGATCGCCTTGCCGACGTTACCCACAGCATCGAGCAGCTCGTTAATTCGGTTGGTCACGTACTCTTTTATGATAGCTCCGAATCCCTTAATTGTATCCCACATCGTGAGGATAAAGGCACGAAACCCTGCGAACTTATTCCAGCAGGCAACAACCACCGTGATGAGCACCCCGATTGTGAGGACAATCATCCCTAATGGGCTCATTGCCTGTACGGCGTTGAGGGCAGCTTGCGCGCCTGCGAGTGCCGTCATAGCACCCTTGGCAATAAGCGATGCTGCCGCAAGTCCATACTGCGCGAGACGCTGTAGCTTGACAGCGATGGTGAGTGAGACGATGATCCCTGTGATGACAAGGATTGTCGTCTTCCACCGCTCGAAGAATCGCACCGTCCCAACAACAGCATTGATGACTCCTCCAATGACCGCGAAGACCTTAGGCACATACTTCCCTACGATCTCGAAGAGGTCTAAGAGGTAGGGCTTGACCTGCTCGTAGATACTGACAGCTCCACTCTGTATAGCTCCCATCATGGTGTTCCATGCTCCAGCTCCAGATGCCCCTAACGCATCCATCATGCCATGGAATTGCCCGCCTTCACCCGTCGCATGAGCGATTGCCTGTGCTACATTTTTCGCAGTGATCTGACCCTTACTCATCTTCTCCTGGAGGGACTCGAAGCTCTCACCAGTCATCTTAGAGAGCTCCTTAAGCGGGTTGAAACCAGCACCAACGAACTGCATAAGGTCTTGCCCCATGAGCTTGCCTGCTGCATTCACCTGGCCAAAGACAAGCGACAACGTGGAGAACTTTTGGGCATCCCCACCCGAGATATCCGCAAGCTGACGCATATACCCCGTCACCTTGTCTGCCTCAATCCCAAAAGAGAGCATCTGTTTTGCTCCTTCTGTGAGTTGCATTCGGTCAAAAGGCGTTCGGTCAGCGAACTCAGCGATTTCCCCGAGCATCTGATTTGCCCGCTCTCCATTGCCGACAAGCGTCTGAAACGCAATACTCGTCTGCTCTGCCTGCATCCCTATCTTTGAGACTGCCGCCAGCCCTCCGCCGATGAGGGCGTAAGGGTTGGTTAGCAGTGCAAAGCCAGGGATGCTACTAAGCTGGCTACCCAGGTTAGAAAAGCTGAAAGCCTTGCTTATTGACGCGCCAACACGCTTAGCTTTACTCTCGATATTGTCGAGAGCGCTAATAACTCCTCGCGCCGTTGACCAGACATTCTCCTGCCTGGCTTGGAGGTTGATGAAGAATTTTAGCTGCTTATCCATCGCTTTGGGCTTCGAGCTTTCGGAGCTCGTTGAGATAGTTGATTGTGGCCGCCCATTGATGATCGGGCAGCGTATCGGGGTCTAGGTGTAAGTAGTAGCGGATGTAGGTGTCAAAGAAGAGGAAGCTCTCCCAGGATACCTGTTGCTCTTCGGAGGAGGAGATAACCTCCGCCTCCCTTAGAGCTTTTTTACTGAGGCCTCCTTCTGCTTGAGGACCTCATCCAGCTTGCCAATAGCAGGCAGGAAGTAGTCGTCATCCTCAAGGATCTCCGTGTCGCCATCCAGCCAGAGTTGCTTAAAGAGCGTTTCCGACAGCTGGATAGGATCCTTGATGCCAGAGACAAAGCTGAACTCCTGGCGGGTAGGCTTACGGATAGCGCAGCTCTTATCCTCTACGACGATGAGGAAGATGGCATCCTTGCCATGCTGCTTCTTCCACGATTCGATTTGTTCGGTTTTGAATTCCATTCTTATACAGATTAAAAAACGTTCGAAGGATTATGCACTCTGCTTGCGCAGGAAGGTGAAGGGGAGGGCATATTCAGTGAACTTATCCCCCTGCTTCCACTTATCCTCCTCCTTGCTAAATGTGCAGCCGACAAGCGTGTCGGTGTGGATGACATCGCCCTGAGAGGGGTCACCGTAGCACACCACGATGGTTGTCGAAGCGCCGAGGATACTTCCACCGCAAGCCTTCTGAAGGAGATGGAATTCGCTACCAGTAAGGGTGATTGTGCCAGAGTACTTGATGTTACCACGCTGGACTGCCATTGGCTGGCTGCCAGCCCCGTAGATGGGTTCCTGCTCCTGCTCGGCGGTGTACTCGATGCCTCGGAGGCCCGTGACTCGACGACCGCCGAGGAGCAGGGTAATGGTCATCCACTCGTACTCGCGTCCGTTGTAGATGTTCATTGGATAGGATTACTTAGATGTTACGGCCGTGAAGCCAAGCTCTACGTCGATGTAGCGGGCATAGCCAAAGGGGCGCACCGAGAGCTTTGCTCGCACCTCCGACGTCGCAAGGACATTGGTAGGCAGGATCTCAAAGCGACAAGCGCTACCTGTAGACTCATCGGCAGAGAGCTCTCCCTTGGCGGTCATAGCTCGGTCGACAGCCGCCGTAATTTCCTGCTCCCAACTACGAATAGTTGCAGGGTGGAGCGTTCCGTCAGCCTCGAGCTCAAGCTCGTCAAGAAGGAAGGAGAGGAGGGTGTCGTAGGCGATACGGTAAGCCTTGTCGATCGTTCGGCGCGCAGTGACATGAGCATAGTCGTCAGACTCGCTCGTTGCCAGACGATCGTCGCAGAAGTAGAATCCCGCCCGGCCTACGTACTGACGAGGGACGATGTACCCCTTAGTGTAGAGGTCAGCGACAGCACCCGTCTGCTGCTCGATAGGCTGACCGCTCAGATAGATTGCGTCGGCGGCAATCTTACCATCACGTACGCGACCTATGTTGCGCTGCACTGCACTTGCTGCAATGCGACCAGCGAGGAGACCGACAGCAGCACCCTTACCATCAGGCTGGGTGTCACCGACGAAGACCCCTACTCTGTTGCAAGCGAGCTCGCCAAGGTCCTTCAGGCCTTGGCGCTTGAAGCCACGACCCTCAAGGATGACGAAGAGTGGTGCATAGAGCGCTTCGGTTGCATGTACTGCGGTCTCTTGGGCCTTAGGGATAGCCGAGAGGACATCGGCGACGATCCCCTCTGCGGCCTCAGGCTCATCCTGGGCGTCCAGGGCGATGGCCACTGCGCGCAGGCGCCCCTTACACAGGGTGATGAGCTTACGGAGCTCACCAGCATCTTCTTCGGTGTCTCCCTTCGTACAGAGCTCGGTCATCGTCTTCGTCTTCTCGACGCCGTAGATGATGACCTCCGTACCTTCACCAGCCTCAGCATAGAATTCGCGCACGTGCTTATAGAGCACTGCGTTGTTCTTTTCTGTGACCTTAAGGCCCTTCAGATCCCCAACAGAACGGATGGAATAAACCTTGCCGAGCTCGTAAGTTGAGCCAACGGCCGCAGAGGCGACCATGAGAGCGAGGAGCCCATCGGGAGAGTCGCCCACCTTGCCGAGGTTGCCCTCGGCAAAGGTGATTTTAACTCGTGGTAACTGTGCCATGATCTTTGATGTTAGACGTTACCCTCTGCGACGAGGAAGACACCCTTCTTGTCGTAGCGACGGTGGCTACCGCCAACACGCATCAGGAAGGAGTAGATGTCTCCGTAGTAGGACGGATTATCAAGGGAGCTGAACATGTGCGCTTCGCCGATAGCGCGAGAGACACAGCTCTGCTGCCAAGCGAAGCCTGCACCCACCTCGGTAGCCTCACCACCAGTAGGCTCGGTGATGATGTTCCCATTGGACTTCATACGAAGCACCGCTGAGCGAGTGAAGATGTCAATCCCATAGAGACGACCCACTGTACCCTTTGCCACATCAGCCGAAGCAAGGAAGGCAAAGCGATTAGCCTCAGTGAGGCTATCAAGCAGGTCGCCGTACATATCCGTGTCGAGGATAAGGTAGCGCCCCGTCGCAGGGAGGTCCTGCTTGTCCATACGCATAGCGATCTGGTGGACAACCTTATCGGTCATCTTACGACGCTGACCTGTCCCCTGAGCTGTATGAGCAGCGCGAGCATCACCATCGGTGAGAATTGGGCTTGCAGCATCGGCGCCCTTAGCCCATCGATGCAGGATGAGCTCAGACGCTACGCGCTGCAGCTCGGACTTGTCATTCTGAAGGATTGACACGCGCTTGTCATAGGACAGCTCAACGGTGTCTGCATTTGAGATATGCACAGGATCCGTGGTGAGCTCATCAATATCGTAGGTGAGCTCGTTATCAGTGCGCTCACTGATCGATGCTGGCTTGGTCGTACGGTTCACTTTGACCCCAGAGGGCTTACCCGCATTAGGTACATGCACCGTTTTGTGCGAGACATACTGAGAGTCATCCTCTGACTTAGCGACGAAGCTATCGTCGGGGAAGAAATTCTCCTGCAGGGTCTTCAGCCAGACTTGTGTCTGTAGTGCCATAAATCTTAATAGTTATTGGTTGTTGGTTAATTGGGTGGAGCAGCTACTCCTTATATGGTACGCCGAACTCCGCCTGGAAGAGGGTCTTGAAGCCCTCATAGTTCGTAGCCTTGAATTCTGCGAGCAGACCTGCACGATCGAGCTCGTCCCAACTCTTCCCAGCGAACTTGCTCGTAGGCGTAGATTCTGGAGCGAGATGGTCCTCTACTCGTGGCAGCTTATTCTTAGGCTTCTGCGAGGGGAGAGAGTTGAGCAGCGCCTTCGTTTCCTCGGGAGCTGACGAGAGGAGAGCCTCATAGTGCGCACGCTGCTCCTGGGTGATCTTACCCGCCTCAACAGCTGCATCAAGAATGCTCTTATTGCGCTCTGCCTCCATTGAGGCGACTTGTGCCTTCAGCTTTCCATTCTCATCTTCATAGGATCGGAGCTGATTGGAGAGGCGAGCCACCTCTCTTACCACTTCACCCTCGCCCATTGAGGCGGTGATAGAAGGGCAGGACTTGCGAAGTTCATCGATTAGTGCCATGTCATCATTATTTATTGCCTGGTTTTCCAGGCGGTTTTGGAAATACGTTTGAATTTCTTCTTGTGTGGACTTTTCAGAGAGAGGAGGCGCATCATCCTCTTCCATCGAGTAGATGCCGTCGATGAGCCCCATAGAGAGGCACTCCTGAGCGGTGAGCCAATGGTCCTCCCCATCAAAGTAGGTTGTCTCAATCTCCTCGGGCGTCTTACCCAGGCGCCCTGCGATCATCTTTGCAAGCGTCCCCTGAAGCTGTTCCATCTCCTCGGCTACTCGGCGGAGCTCCTTGCTATTACCCCATGACCCCCCACTTACATTGTGCAGCATTAGCCGTGCATATGGCGACATATAGAGAGGCTTCCCACAAAGCGCGATGATAGCCGCCATCGATGCAGCGATACCATCAACATATATAGTGAGGTTAGCTGCGCTATTTCGAAGCGCCTCATAAATAGCCAACCCACAATAGACCTCGCCACCTCCGCTATTGATACGGATGTCGATCTTATCATAGGTGCGCGTAAGCTCCAGGAGTCGCGTGACGACATCTCGGGCGGAGACCTCTGACCAGTCTCCGACCTCTCCATAGAGGAGGATAGTTGCCTCACCTCCCCCTGAGGGAATCACGTCAAAAAATCGTCTTATCTGTGCCATGCGATTATAATTTCTGAGAGCAAATTTATAAGCGCAAACACCCTCTTTGCAAATCCAATTTTACACACGCAACTTTCTGATAGTGTGACACTACCAGCGGATGATAATCGGTAAAATTGGATTTGCAAATAGGGTGTTTTCGGGGCGAACTTTGCCTTAGCAAATCACCACAAACAGTATCAATGGCAAAGCAGATAGACTCCACTAATAAGACCGCTAGGCGAGAGATGGCGCAGCGCCTCTATGTAGAGAGCAACTACACGCAGGAGGAGGTGGCAATGATCATCGGTGTCACCCGCCAAACGATTGTGCGCTGGTCTAAGGAGTACCACTGGCAAGACCTTAAGGCAGCGACCTCAGTGTCTCCCGCTGAGCAAATACGCCAGCTCCGCCAGCAAATCACCAACATCAATGAGGCGATCCTTGCACGCCCCAGCGATGAGCGGTGGGCTACCCCTGCTGAGGCTGACTCCCTCAACAAACTCGCCGCCGCCATCTCCAAGCTCGAAAAAGACGTAGGCATTGAGGATCTCGTCTCTGTGGCCATGGCCATGACGAGCTGGATGCGCGCATCCGACCCCGAGCGAGCTAAGGAGCTCAGCAACCTCTTTAACGCCTATATACAAGACGTCACGGGAGGGACGAAGCGGTGAAACTAGAAGAAAAGAGAGCCTTAGCGCAGTGGTCGGAGTACCACCGCTCGATGCTGAACGACGTGTTTACAGACACCTCCCTCTCTCAGGCGGAGGTCGACAAGCTACGTCGAGACCTAGAGGCAGACCCCATACGATGGATACAGCACTGCTTCCCCAAATACGCCAAGTATCCCTTCTCCAAATTTCACATCAGCGCCATTCTTCGCCTCATCGAGCACGACGAGTGGTACGAGGTGCTCTCCTGGTCTCGTGAGCTAGCTAAGAGCACGACGGTGATGTTCGTGCTCCTTTACCTGGTGCTTACAGGGCGCAAGCGCTTCGTCGTCTGCGCCTCCGCCACGGAGGACGCTGCGATACGCCTACTCACCCCTCTTAAGATCAACCTCGAGAGCAACAGTCGTCTCCGTCAGCTCTACGGCGACCAACAGACACTGGGAGCATGGACGGCAGGCGAGTTCACCGCCCGCTGTGGGGCTAAGTTCCTCGCCATCGGGGCGGGGTCGGCTCCTCGTGGTCTCCGCAATGAGTACATCCGACCCGATGTCATCTACACCGATGACTTTGACACCGATGCCGACTGCAAAAACCCCGAGGTGCTGAAGAAAAAGTGGGAGTGGTGGGAGCAGGCGCTCTATGGCACACGATCCATCTCCGAGCCCCTACTGGTGGTCTGGTGCGGTAACATCATCGCCAAAGACTGCTGCATCGTACGTGCAGGCAAGCTGGCCAACAGCTGGGACGTTGTCAATATCCGAGACAAAAACGGCAAGAGCACATGGCCCGAGAAAAATAGCGAGGAGCATATCAACCGCACGCTCTCCAAGATTAGCAAGCGCGCTGCACAAGCGGAGTACTTCAACAATCCTCTCGAAGAGGGGGAGTTCTTCAAGCTCCTCCCATGGGGGAAGGTCCCACCGCTCCATAAGTTTCAGTTCTTAGTCACGTATGGCGACCCGGCCTACTCAGATAGCCGAAGCAAGAAGAGCTCAACGAAATCCCTGTGGCTACTCGGCAAGTATAAGGAGCGCTACTACATCATCAAGGGCTTTCTCGCCCACGAGACTAACGCCACCTTCATTGATTGGTACTTCCAACTTGAGCAGTACGTCGGTGGGGCAGCACCCGTCTACCACTACATAGAGAACAACAAGCTCCAGGACCCCTTCTTCCAGCAAGTCTTCCGTCCCCTCCTCGCCGAAGCGAACAAGAGGCGAAAGATGAGCCTACATATCCGAGCGGACGAGAAGAAGAAGACCGACAAGGCGGCACGTATTGAATCACGCCTTGAGCCGATCGACAGAGAGGCGCGCTGGGTCTTCAATGAAGAAGAAAAGGACAATCCGATGATGCTTGAGCTGCGCGAGCAATTCACGCTCTTCGACCTTTCACTGCCTTACCCTGCGGACGGACCTGACTCTATTGAAGGCGGCATCCGAGCTCTTGACGACAAGTTGCGAGCTTTTGAGCCAACAATCACAATCCCCGTCGAAGACCTTCGACATGACAACAAGTATAGACTATAGAGATATGGACAACTTCATTGACCTCACCGATTACGACTCCTCTATCCATAAGGAGATTTTAGGGGCGCTTGTACGAAAGGAGACGCAGCCAGGTGTCGCCAACCCATCCTACGACCCCGAGATCATCGAGACCTGCGAGGATAGAGCTGTTGGAGAGATGCAGGGGTATCTAAACAAGGCATACGACGTAGCTGCCATCTTCAGCGCAAGAGGGAAAGACAGACACGCGCTCATCCTCATGTACGCAATCGACATCACACTCTACCACCTCTTCACCATTCACAACCCCTACAAGATGTCGGGCATCCGCAAGGACCGATACGAAAGAGCTATGGAGTGGCTCAAGATGGTCGCCGCGGGAGACATCACCATCGGCGGAGCTCCTCGCCTCCCACAAGAGGACGCACGGCAAAACGCTCGCTTTATCATCGACAGCGACCGACCAAGACCCACACGACTATAGATATGGCAAGATCAGTAGACGAAATCAAGCGAGAGATGACTGATGCTTTCATGGCTGACCCAGTTATCCGCGAGAAGTACCAGCTCAAGGAGGGGGACACCTTCCGATCAGCCTTTTCGCTGGTCAGTCTGGAGAACATCCTCTTTTTCATCGTTGCCGCTGCGCACCATGTTGTGGAGCGCCTCTTCGACGGCTTCCGAGATGAGGTCAACGAGATCCTCGAGCGGTCGATCGTGGCCACCGAGCCATGGTATAAGTATAAGGCGCTGGAGTATCAGCACGGAGACAAGCTTGCCCTCAACAAGCAGACCATGCAGTACCACTACCCCAAGGTGGACGAGGCCAAGCGGGTCGTCAAGTATGCGGCCGTGCGTGACCTTGGCAATAGCATCAGGGTACTGGTATCAGGAGCTAAGGATGGTCGCCCCGTAGAGCTTTCGAGTGACGTACTAAGGGCGTTCGAAGCCTATATCCGCAAGATTAAGCCTGCGGGGGTCGTGGTCTCTGTACGCTCTGCTCCCACTGACCATATACGCATCGTGGCCACCATCTACGCCGACCCCACCATCCTATCCCCTCAAGGGGTGAGCTACCGAGACGGCTCGAGACCCGTAGAGACGGCTATCGATGCCTACTTCTCGGGCATCGACTTCGGGGGCACGTTTAACAAGCCCCGCCTCGTCGATGCTATCCAAGCCGTCGAGGGGGTCAATGATGTCATCCTCGGCGACTGCTCTGCCCGCCCCCACGCAGGGGACTACAAGCTCGTCGTAGGCAATAACTACACCGCCTTCAGTGGCTCGATAGTCGCTGACGACCTCACCTCAACCCTTAGCTATGTGGTATAAGTTCGACCCGCACAAGTTTGCGGAGGCAATGCTTCCGCCCCTGCTCCGCTCTAAGGTGCTCCTTGCACTCCTCAGGGCAATGCTCACCCCGCTGAAGCGACTACTCGACAACTTCCGCCTCTTCCGTGAGGACGTACACCGACGGCTCAACACTACGGGGCAGACCTTCTCCCTCGAGGGGGCGCTTAATGATAAGTATCAGCTCCCTCCAGGGGCGATCTACATCACCGATTCCGAGGATAGACGGCTCTATCTCTACTTTGCCAGCGAGCGAGACGCCTCTCTACACCTACACCTAGAGGAGGAGCATCAGCCTCCCTTCCACCTCGGATTCACCCACGAGGGTAGGCATGAGCCTGACTTCACCGTTCACATCCCCTCCTTCCTCCGCAGTGAGGAGGAAGAAATCCGCCGATTCATCAACCTGTACAAACCAGCAGGCAGAACATATAAGATAGAGTACTACGACTATGAATAATCTTCATTTTTCCGAGGGTGGACAGCCTATCTCCCTCGATGATCTCAAGCAACTGAACGACAATATCAACGAGGGGCTCGCCCTACTTGCGAAGCTCTGTGGCGACGGTATCCTTGACGGATGCCAATCGGGCGGACAGATCAATGGTAATGGCACCCTTGCAGGCATCACAGAGGGGCACGTCGTCATTGGAGGAGTCATCTATGAGGTTGACCGAACGGAGTTATACTTCGAGGGGATTGGTCTCCCAGACCTCCCAGAAGTCTACCTAGTACCAACGACAGAAGAGAGCCGTACCATGGAGTTCGCTGACGGGAGCACACACCCCACACGCAGCAAGAAGAAAGCGGTCGTGGTCCGTGAGCGCCCCGTGAATGGAGAGTACCTCGCTTATAAGATGGTAGTGTCAAACAAACCTGTTCCTTTCATCCCGAGGAGCGAGGAGGCTAAGGTTGACAGCTATCGTATCCTTCGCGATGGCAAGCAGGTCGGCAAGATGAATCTCCATGTTATCAACGGACTCCCTCGATTTAGGGCTTGCGAGCTGCATATTCCCATCGACAACAATGTCATCAGATCAACAGATGCTGTGAATACGATGTACACCATCGATGGACCCAACTCCAACAAGCTCTACTTCTCCCTTCGCAACGTAGTAGATATCTGGCAAAGGACGACCTACGACATCATCATCGCAGGGGGCAACATCTCGCTGCAGAAGGAGGGCCAGCGCATCAACGAATTTGACGGTCATGGGCTTAATGCCTTTGCTCTCATTAAGACAGACTACTCTCTCGTATGAACAACTCTCAGATAGACCTCATCAAACGTGCCGAGGCCCTCGCGTCCAAGACTGAATCGGGCTCCATCACACCCGAAGAGCTCGGCTATCTCATCCGCGATGTCGCCGCCTATGTCGCCGAGGTAGAGCGTGAGGGTGGAGCACTCGGTGTACGCAAGGTGTACACCTCCATCTCGGCTATGAAGGCCGACGCGGCTCCCACTGGCGACGACGACAAGCCCCTGCGCAGGGGCAACCTTGTTGCCGTTTATGACGCTGCACATCCTACGGCAGCGGACAACGGCCGTATCTACGTGTACACAGGGGCGGGCTACACAGAAGTTGCACATCTGCAGGTGAACCTCGCCAACCCTTACTCGGATGAAGATAAGGCAAAGGTAGATCTCATCAAGACCGACGCTGGCGAGGATCACTACCTTGCAGGCGACGGCAACTACAAGCCTATCCATGTGCCTCAAGCCCCCGTGCAGAGCATCTCCGTGGGCGGTACGAACCTCCCCCCCGACTCTCGTGGTAACGTTGACCTCACCATCCCCAAAGCACCAGTGCAGGGGGTGGCAGTCAACGGCAGCACTGTCGCTCCTGACGAATCAGGCATCGTCAACATCGAGACCAAGAGTGGCACGGTGCAGAGCGTGACGCTCAATGGGGTCAAGGCGCTCCCCGACGAGTCGGGCAACGTGGCTATCTCCATCGATGAGGTTGCTGTCGACGACACTCTCAGCGCTGAGAGTACCAACGCCGTATCTAACGCCGCAGTCACGGCCAAGCTCAACGAGGTGGAGCGCGCAACGATTGCAGGGATGGATGCTCAGCTCTCCGAGGATGAGCAGACCGTCACGCTCAAGCTCACCAACAAGCAGGGGGGCGAGGTAGCCTCTGTTGACCTTCCCGCAGGAGGGAAGGGGGGCGGTGGCGGTGATCAGCAGACCACCCGCATCATCCTCACCTCCTCGGTGTCGCAATCAGCAGTCAAGGCGGGCGACACCGCTCAGCTGACCTACACCTACCGCCACGTGTCTGCCGATAATGACGAGGCTCCTACGGGCGTGCAGGCGACTATCCGCCTGACCATCCGTCGAGGGGCAACGCAGCTCCTGGAGCAGACCATCCCCGACGTATCGGCAGGGACGTACACTCTTGACCTTACTCCCTACCTCACCACGGCGGGGACGGTCGACGTGCAGATACTCGCCACGGCCACCAACGCCGAGGGGAAGACGCAGAAGCGTACGATCGCCACCTCTGTAGCTGTATACGCCCTTGCGCTTAACTCAAGCTACTCCATCTCCTCGGGGCTACCAGGCTACGCTACAACGGACATCCTGGCTATCCCCTATGCTGTCACTGGGGTGGGCAACAAGACCATCACCCTCTACATCGATGGGGTGAGCTACAGCGTGCAGAGCGTCACGCGTGCGGGTACAACTAATGGCACCTTCCAGGTACCCCTCCAGGGGGCACACGAGGGCCGTCACACAGCTCAGCTCATCGCCGAGCTCACTATTGGGGCTAAGGAGATCCGCAGCGAAAGCATCTACTTTGACTACTACGTCGGTAAGACGGAGGACCTCCCACGCATCGGCGTGATGCTACGTCGCCACGACGGGCATATCCTCTCCGCCGAAGAGCATTTATCCCCTCGACTCGACGCAGAGCAGTTTGCAAGCTACAGCTTTAGCTATGCCCTCTATGACCCCCAGAGACAACCCGCGGACCTATCGCTCCAGGTAGGCGATGCCGAGGCACTGTCGCTCTCTATGGGCCGAGGCGCTGAGGTCTACTCCTCACGCAGCGTCGTTGCAGGGGATATCCCTGCGCGCCTATCCACGCGCCTTGATGTGAGCTATGACCTCACCATCTCCGTGCGCGAAGGTCACGTCAACGTAGGGGAGGTCACCGACGGCGTGACCCTCGCTCTCTCTGCACTCGGACGCAGTAATTCCGAGGCTAATCCTGCCACGTGGAAGAGCAGCGGGATCTCCACCACCTTCCGTCAGTTCGACTGGGCTGCGGGTGGCTGGGACGGCTCGTCTCTCCAGCTTGTCAACGGCTCATCCATCACTATTCCTGCGACCTTCTTTGCCACCGACCCGATGGGTCTTGGCGGTACGATCGAGCTGGAGCTTCGCACCGACAACGTCCTCTCATCGACGGGAGCGGTCGTCTCCTGCCTTGACGACAAGGGGGTCGGATTTATCGTCACGGGTAAGCAAGCCGAGCTGCGCACCGCATCAGGTGCTATCGTAGTCACCAAGTTTGCCACGGGTGAGTTCTATCGCATCGCCTTTGTCGTGCAGCCTAAGTCGGGGAGTCGCCTCCTGGAGATTTACGTCAACGGCATCCGCTCAGGGGCGGTCAGCTACGGGCAGGCGGATACACTCCTGCAGGTTGCCTCCAAGCCCATCGACGTGACCAGCCAGCACGCCGACGTACGCCTGCGTGCCGTACGACTCTATGGCCGCGCACTCTCCGACGATGAGGTGCTCAGCAACTACATAGCTTCCCGCCCTGATGCTGCAGAGGTCGTGACGCTCTACGAGCGCAACGATGTCCTCGGCGACGACGGAGCTGTCTCCCTCGACAAGCTCCGCAGTCAGGGTAAGAGCGTGCTGCGCATCGTGGGCAATGTTCCCCTGGTCAACGAGACCAACACCAAAAAGTTCGAGGTCTCAGTAGACATCTACTTCTACAGCGGATTTGGAAAGCAGTACGACTTCGTGTGCAAGGGCGCTGGGCTGCGCATCCAGGGGACATCCTCCACGACCTACCCACGAAAGAACTACCGCATCTACCTCGATAGGAAGAAGAAGTACAACACCACCCTCACGGTGGGTGGCATCGAGCAGCAGGAGCTTAAGTACGCCTTTACTCCTGGGGCTGTACCCGTTTCGATTTTCACAATTAAGGCGGACTTCGCTGAGAGCTCGTCGACACACAATACGGGGCTGGCGAAGCTCATCGATGAGACCTTCCGCAGAGCGGGCATTCTAACTCCTCCCCAGAAGGCTTCGCAGGGCGTTCGAATAGCTATCGACGGCTTCCCAATGGACGCATTCTTTGATCTCGATGGAGCTGGACACAATACCTACCTGGGTAAGTACAACTTCAACAACGACAAGAGCGGTAGTGAGGAGGTCTTCGGCTTCGTCAAGGACGAGAAGTGCATGTGCCTGGAGTTCCTCAATAACTCCGAGCCACTCGCTCTCTTTGCCACGGACAACATGGCGACCTTTAAGACTGCACTTGAATTCCGCCACCCCGACGGTGTGGAATGGGATACCGCCAGCGAGGCACAGAAGAACGCCGTACGTCGCCTGTGGAAGTGGATCATCAACTGCAAGGGCAATCCCACCAAGTTTAAGCGTGAGGTGGCCGACTACTTCGATGTAGATAGCCTCACGGGGTGGTACGTCCTCACCGAGTACTTTATGATGGTGGACCAGCGCGCCAAGAATATGATGCTCGCCACGTGGGACGGGCTGCACTGGTACTTCCTGCCCTATGACAATGACACGGTACTCGGGGTTCGCAACGACGGGAAAGTCGTCTACGACTACACCATCGACGAGAATACCATCGACGAGACTATCGGCTCCTATGCCTATGCAGGTCACGACTCCCTCCTTTGGCAGCTCGTCAGAGAGGCACTCCCCGAAAAGCTCCACGAGACGGCGCAGAAGATCCGCGCTACTATGAGTAAGGAGCGAGTACTGGAGATGCTCAACGGCAAGTTCATGGCGAACTGGTCCGAGCGAGCCTACAATAAGGATGGGGAGTATAAGTACCTCCATCCCTACACGGCAAGCGGCATCGACTACCTCTACTGTCTACAAGGCTCTCGCTATGCACACCGCACGGCGATGATCAACGACCGCTTCGCCCTTCTCGACGCACAGCACCTGGCGGGTACATACCGAGCTGATGCGCTGCGCCTCTACTTCGCACACCAGTTCAGCTCTGACCGCAAGCGCATCAACATCACCGCCAGCGAGCGCTACTACTTTGGCTACGGCTACACCTCTAAGGCTCCCCACGTCTCAGGGGTGAGAGCGGATGCAGCGGGCTCGAAGGTCTCCCTGGAGCTGGATATCGACCTCATCGTCAACGACCCGCAGAACATTTACGGGGCAAGCCGTATGGCGGAGCTTGACCTCTCCGATGTGAGCGCCTACATCGTTGGTACGGCTAACTTCGACAAGTGCTACCGCCTCTCCAAGCTCAACGTCTCATGCACCACAGGGCAGACAACCCTCACGGCCGTCACCGTAGGTGCGTGTCGTGTGCTCGAAGAGCTGAGTGTGGCGGGGCTTCGCTCGCCCTCCTTCCGCTCGCTTGACCTGACGGGGAACCCTCGCCTCAAGAAGCTCGATGCGTCGAATACTGTCCTTACGGATATCGTGCTGGCCAATGGAGCACCTATCACAGAGCTTCGCCTACCCGAGACGCTCACAACGCTTCGCCTACGCTACCTACCCAAGCTCACTACAGAAGGGATCGTAGGGCTGAACTCTGAGACTGTCACCCGCCTCTGGTACGAGGGATGCCCACTTATTGATTGGGAGGCGCTCCTGGAGCAGCTCAGCGCCGTCACACACCTACGTATCGTCGGTATTGACCGCACGGGGGATGTCGCTTGGCTCAACCGCTTCCTCAGCAAGGGGGGGATCTCCGCTTCGGGCTCCCTCACCACGACCTGCGCGCTCGTAGGAACGTACCGCCTAACGCAATTCATCTCAGATGTCGAGTACGACAAACTCGCTGCTCACTTCCCCGAGCTCAGCATCCGACAGCCCGAGTACACGATTGTCGGGTACGTCAACCGCACGGTGGATAAGCAGGGCTTCCCTCAGGAGGTGCTGGCCACTGACCGCTGGTTCAACCACGACAACCAGACGGGGTTCGGCTTTAACAAGCCCTACGCGCCGTCTGGACACCTTCTGCGCATCTTCAAAGCTCGCCACCGATGGCGCGGTAGAGAAGAGAAGCGAGGTGAGATGGTGGTCTATCCGCTCAGGGATGACCACTTCGGCTACTACGCTGATGGGCTCACACGAGACCTTTCTACGCCGACCAACCTAGCCGATGCCGAAGAGGGTGGCATTTGGGTAAACGAGCCACACTACTGGTACAAAGGCATCCACGATGGGGACACTTGCACCGACTACCAGGTGTATAGTTCGCTCCTCGATGAGCCTCGCCGCCCAGAAGGGAAGCTCTATGATCTGAAGGCGATTGAGAGTAAGCTGAAGCCCGTGCTCCAGCACTACATCCGCTGTCCTAAAGGGTCGGAAGGCAAGAACATCTCTGAGTGCATCTACAAGTACCGCGCGGGCTACACCAACGAGAATGCCTGCAACCTCTACTCGTACATCAAGGTACCTGTCAAGGGGTATAAGAGGGTGAAATTCCCCCTGTGCAACAACGGATACAGCAACTCCGACGACCCAAAAGACGAAGTCAAGCATCAAGGATATTTCCAGCCAGAGCCCTATGCCGATCGATTTAGGTGGGAGCGAGGATGCATGATCTCAGCGGTCTTCACGGATGCCGATGGTAAGATCCTTAAGGTCATCCGACTCTCCAACATCGAGTACCCGCTCTTTGTGCTGGACTACGTCGCAAGCATCCCTCACGGCGCAGCCTACCTCTACACCTCTGTCCTCACCGAATTCATTGACTCGGAGATGGAAATATGGCTGACCAACTCATCCAACCCGGCCGACTGGGAGCCCCATTGGCAAGAGCATAAGGAGGCCTTTATATCAGCTGTTCCGATGCACTGGCAAGAGGGCGAAAGCCTCCCCGAGATGACTATTGGGGAGAGGAAGAGGCTCGGCAAGCAGGGCGAAATGCAGTACAAGTTCATGCTTCTGCATTCGATGTACGACCAGCTCTCTTATGAGGAGTACAAGGACCTCCGCAACCTCCTCTGGGCACATCACGGCAACTTCAAGCTGCGAGATATCTATGGATGGGGAGATGGAATTACCGAGAACGAGGCGTACTTCAAGGGCTTTTTCTCATTACCCGAGGCGGGGATGGCAGGCACCACTGCGCGAAACCTTCAAGGGAAGATTTCCGAACGTCCTGGCGTCATCGTGCAGGATGGCAATCGCAACCCCATCTACAAGGAGTGCCCTTATCCAACGGTCTTCGGCTATATCTGGCTTCCAAGCTCGTTCATGCTCTCTCTATCAACATACACGAAAGAAGGTGCTTACTGCGCGCACTCCAAGAATGATGCTGTGCGTGGCGCTGTCACCACGCGAAGAGATCATGCAAGCATAGGCGATCACTACAATGCCCTTGTGTGGATGCGTGAGTGGAGACACTTTGGAGGCGTTGAGCGCCGCATTCACCCGCTCGGAAAATACGAGCGAAAGGAGTATGCACTGGAGACGTCAGTACTCCAGGTCGTGGGTGGTCGATATATGGACATTGTCACGCGAAAGAATGGGGGGAGTCAAAATGTAGGATGCGCAATGCGCAACCTCTTTGGCGAGCTCCTCAACGACAACGAGGTGTATGCAACAAACACCGAGACATGGGGTAGGAACGCCGACGGCGGGGTTTACACCAAATGGGACTGGACACGACAATTCCTCGTCCCCATCTACCGTGGCAAGGTGATCAAAGCCTCCTCTCCCGAAGAGCTCCGAAAGCTCAAGCACTATAAGTTCCTCCTTGACGAAAGACCAGACCTCAGCAAATGGTAACGACAGATCGCCAAATTGGCAACCCCTATATGAGCGGTAAGCTCCTCTACTGCATTGACCCGCTCAATGAGCGCTACCTCCTCGCCTATGACCTCCAGGAGATCGACAGCGATGAGGGAGCTCCAAAGCAGTACTCCTATCTCACCGAAGTATTTGACCACCGCCCCTCTCTGCATGAGGTGGCGGAGGTCATCTACCGCCCATACAACGATCTCTGCGACGATCGGGTACTTCGTGGATTTAGCTACACCACGCTGGAGGAGATGCCCGTCACTCGCCACGTATGGCTCGACGAGACCAACCAGCGCAACTTCCTCGGAGAGTTCACCTTCGCCAAGCTCTTTGATGGCGTGAATCTGCCGACCATCATCAAGATGGGGCTCTCCGAGGATGAGGCCTACTACTATCAGGTCTCCACGCTCAACCAATACAAGCATTTCATACTCTCGGCGCTCGGCCACATCAAGCAGTGTCTCTCCGAGTGCTGGACAGCCAAGCAAGCCGTAGATCTCACTCCTTACACCCTTGACAGCAATGGCACGGAAGAAAACGAAGCAGTATCATAAGGCAGCCGCTCAGCCTGATCGACGCATCTCTGAGGGATCATACAACAGCAGAGAGGTTGTTGACATCGTCCTTAGCGCCCCTGAGCTTTTCTACTTCGACATACAGAAGTACATCAATGCGATCAACTCCGCAAAGGCCGTAGACTTCTCCTTCCGCTCTCGACTATACGATATGTATGAGTCGGCGCTCATGGACCTGCACCTTGCAGGGGTATTAGCCAAGCGCCTCAAAGGGGTCACTAAGGTTCCCATTGAATTCTCTCGAGACGGCGTACCCGACGAAGAAATCAACCGCCAGCTGGCATCACCATGGATGAAGCAGCTGCGCGAGGAAATCATCCTGGCGCAGTTCTGGGGATTCTCGCTCTTACAGTTCTATACTGATGATGAGGGGGACATCCGCTTCTACTCCGTACCTCGCAAACACTACGACCCCGTCAATCAGGTCCTACTCAGGCACCAGACAGACAGCAATGGGACTCCCATCTCCGAATTCCCCAACATGCTGTTCGTCGGAGCGGAGCGTGACCTTGGCATCCTGGCTCAAATCCTCGTAGCTGTCCTCTACAAGCGAAACAACTACGCAGACTGGGCTAAGTACTGCGAGCTCTACGCTATTCCTATTCAGGAGTACACCTATAATGCTGGCGACGAAGAGACACGTCGACAGCTCCTCCTTGACGCCCGTCAGCGAGGCAACAACGCCGTGTACATCCACCCAGCGGAGAGCAACTTCCAATTTGTCGAGAGCAATGCCAAGTCTGGCACATCTGAGCTCTTCAAAGACTTCACGGACTACTGGGACAATCAGATCGCTGTGCGTGTCCTTGGCAACACCCTCACCACCTCGGCGTCATCCACAGGCACGCAAGCACTCGGCACTGTTCACAAGGCGGTAGAGGAGGAGCTCAACGAAGATGACTGCAACACTGTGCTTGATGTACTCAACTACTACATGCTCCCCATCTTTGAGTCACTTGGATTCAATGTGTCTGGCGGGAAGTTTGTCAGCGCAAAGCGCAAGGAGGTTGACACCGCACGTCAAGCGGACATCTACCTCAAGATGCAGCAGCTCAACCTACCGCTCGACCCTGACGACGTGTACGAGACCCTCGGGGTGAAAAAACCTGAGGACTTCGACGAGCAGATGGCCGAACTTGAGGAGCGTCGCAAAGCGCTTGCTGATGCCATCGGAGGGGCTTCGAAGGATGATAAAACGCCCCCCGAAGAGCCCACGAAAGACGACAAGGGAAGCAAGGGGATCAAGGACAGACTGGCGCATTTTTTCGGTTTAGCCCCAGGGGAGACTCCTCTCGGGGCGGACAACGACTTCTGATCAACGAGCTCTACTATGGTTGTCCCTGCGCCTCTTGCTCATCCATAAGCAACTCCACTCCACCAGAGGCGGTATTCTCCCCTGATGTACTGGAGGACTTCCTACACAAGATATACGACGGGTTTGATGTCTCTAACGACATCGAGCCAACAGCGTGGAGGGAGGTGCTGCGCATCATGAACTCTGGGGCTGTGCAAGGGCTCTCCGAGAGCACAAACCCACCGACCCACGAGGAAGGCTTCTTGCGCAGCATCCGCCACTCCAACGAGGTGTTCTCCGTCTTCAAGACCCACGCAATGGGGACAAAGATGGCGGAGCGTCTTATAGGTGAGGACGGTAAGCTCCGCTCCTTCGAGGAGTGGCGCAAGGCTGTTGCGCCCATCGCTCGCCATCAGGTAGGCTCGTGGCTACGCACCGAGTACGACACCGCTGTCATACGTGCACACCAGGCGGCCGACTGGCTCGAATTCGAGGCCAATAAGGACATCTTCCCCAACCTGCAGTGGATGCCTACCACATCGGTATCTCCCGAGTCAAGCCATCAGGTGTTCTGGTCAAAGCCCGTCATCCTCCCCGTGGATGATCCCTTCTGGCAAGAGCATCGGCCAGGTGATCGATGGAACTGTAAGTGCTCCCTTGATGCCACCGATGCTGATGTGCAGCGTCTCGATCCACAAGAGCGCAAGGAGGCTGCAAAGCCAGAGCATCAGGCACAGCGCGGGCTTGAGGGAAACCCCGCCTATAAGGGGCTCATCACGGATAAGCACCCTTACTATCCCGAGAGCTGCTCCAAGTGCCCGTTCTACTCCTCCAAGGGCATTAAGGGCTGGGTGCGCAAGCACCTCTCTAATCGAGTCAAGGACTGCCATAATTGCCCTTATGTAGACAAGGTGATACACGAGACTTCTGCCAAGCCTCCTCTATCTGAAACCTACACAGAGGTTGAGGGGTATGAGGGGAAGATTTACGTAAGTCCGCATCATCTAAAGACGGAGCTTGATGAAAATGTACGTGTAGCAAAGATCTTGACAGAGGTACTAGGTGAGAAGGTTTACCTACTCCCATATGTAGATCCCTCTGACAAGGACGCAAAAAGCAGAAGAGCTATTCTTCATCCGCCTGGCGTTGTTGAGAGGAAAAACCCCGACTACTTGATTGGAGGTAGACTATTTGATGCAAAGGTGATGAAGGATAAACCCGAAATACTTGATGCTGAACAGCAGAAGGGGAAGCTCCACAATAAGATCTCTGCTGCAAAGGAGCAGGCTACGCACTTCGCTATCGAGATACCGTCCAATTATGACATGAAAGTCGTCACAGCCTATGTCAATAATTACCTCGAGAGAAGCTCAAAGGAGAGAATCATAGTCATCATCCACAAAGGCAAGGCACATGTCTTCGAAACTAAAAAAGGGAAGCCATGAGGCTTCCCTTAGGGGGGTTCCAGTCGCTGATTACTCAACGGCTAGATCCAAAACAAAGATAGTCATTAATTTTTACAATGCAATCTGCTAAACTCCTTAAAGTCATTACCCGACTCACCGCAGAGTATGAGAAGGAGATCAATGTAGTCTTACCTCGCAAGGTTGCGGTCCTGGCAAAGCAACACTACAAGGCTAACTTCCGACAGTCGGGTTTCGTCGATGGAGGCTTGCGTCCATGGCAGCGCGCCCAGCGAGAGGGAGGGTCAAGCACCTCAGCTCAGTACCGTACGCTCACCTCTGCACGCAACCACTTAATGAGTAGCATTGAAGCTGTGCCGAGTAGAGCGTCTGTACTGGTTTACAACCCCGTCCCTTATGCCCGCATCCACAATGAGGGTGGTATGCTTATCTCTAACCCCACTGTCACGCCCAAAATGCGCAAGTGGTTTTGGGCGCAGTACTACCACGCAGGAGGAGACAAGGGGGGAGAGGCAGCTGAGAAGTGGAAGCGCATAGCGCTAGGCGCACGTGACAAGCTGATGATCAAGGTGCGCATGCCCAAGCGTCAATTCATCGGCGAGAGTAAGGAGCTACGCGAGCGTATCAATGAAGAGATCATCAAGAGTATTAACAAGGTTAGCGATAACGCACTCAAGGAATAACTATGGAGTATTTAATTCTGCCCATCATACAGCATATCTCTAACGGTATGCCTGAGCTAATGGTCGTAGACGAAGACTATGGACAGCTGGAGGTTGTAGACGACGATGGTAAGCTCATGTATGAGCTCACATACCCCGCAGTACTTGTTGACCTAGAGCAGGTCGACTGGAGTGAAATACAAGGGGGGAGCCAGTTCGGAGAAGCACGCATCAAGGCGCGCTTACTTATCGATTGCTATGAGGACACCCACGTCGGTAGTGGCACAGAGATGTTCATCCAACAGCGCGAGGAGATGCGCGCACGTATGCATCAACTCCTCCAGGGGTTTCATCCGTCGGGAAGTGCAGGGTCAGGGCTAGTCCGAATAGAAAGCAAGTTCTACACGTTTGATCATGGCATTAAGGTCTACCAGGAGACCTACACGTGTCGGGTGTCGGAGGTTATCACTCGACAAACAACTCCCCCAAGCTCTCCTGTGAGGATTGCGATCGAGACTTCCATCGAGAGACCCTAAAGCCTGTAAACTCCTTCTTACACTCCTTAGGCTCATCCTCCTCTCGGATGCATGAGCGCAGCACATCAAGCACCGTGAACTCCGAGATGTAATACTTCTCGGAGAGCATAGTGACGATTGCCGAGTAGCGCAGCTTCTTCACATCCATAAGGTGACGGTAGTCCTTATAGAGGTCACGATTTCGGCGCTCTATGAGCTCTTTACTTCGACCCTTGGGCATATTACTGATGTGGTGGGGATTATCTACCACAAAGATACCTCCAATATACCTCTCACAGCAAATACTTGAGGGGGCGTGTAGCTGTTGCCACACGCCCCCTCAATCGTTGTAGGTCTGCTTAGTAGTCGGGGTGAGCTCTTAGCAGGCGCATCGTCTCGTACCAGCCAGGGAAGCCTCCGAGGTTCTTGTCGTCGATGTAGACATTGGCGTAGACCTTTTTGCCTCCATCGCCATAGATCGCGAGGTTCTCAGGCTCGTGGTCATTCACTCGGTCAAATGGGATGCCCTCCTCCAGGAGCCAGTTGATCGCATTGACAAGCAGCTCTCCTGTTCTGCAAGTCCAGATGATGATGTAGTGGCCCTTCTCGCGGAGCTCTTCGAGGCTCTTTTTCGCCCCTGGCATCACATCTCCGATATTTGGGTAGGCACTCTCACAGAGTGTGCCGTCGAAGTCAACAGCGATGATCATACGTCCGTCTCTTTAGGTGCGACATACTGATACACGTCGAGGATGCCGAGGTCTGCAATGCTGACGATCTCATACGAGGAGAGGCTCTCGCTGAGGTGAGACTCCAGCAGTGTCGCTGCCGAGAGCAAGGAGTCCTCTCGGACCACCATTGCCACGGAGGTCTTACGCTCCTGCCCCGAGCTCGCATCCAGCGTGATCAAGTTGACTTTCCCGCGGTAGTAGTTGCTACCGTTGTTGCTGATCAGCATATCTGCCAATCTCATCGGGCGGATGTTCACCACTTCGAGCACCCCGCACGAAACGAAGGGTGTTACCTCCTTGATGATACGCTCCTCAGCCTCCGCGAAGGTGAGGGCATCCACCAGATAACTTTCAGAGACCTTTCTAAGTCCCATCTCGTCGCCCTGACGCTCATAGGCGACAGTGCACAAATACCATTTATTCATACTATTCTTGTATTAGGTTAAGAGCTTTCAGCAACTCGTACTGGAAGGCCGCAGTGATCTCATCTTCCCACACATGGTAGTCAGTATTTTTTTTCAACTCACGACCTCTTAGGCTAAGGATAAAGACATCTCGTGTCTTAATCTCTTCGGTCGGCTCTCGGTCACGGGGCAAATCCACAATTTCCACGCCTTTACGAATCATATAGCCCCCCGCATATACGGAGCCGTGTTCATCAATCTTCTCGAGATTAACTTTAAGGCCCTCAATATAGGCTTCTACGACCGCCTTCTCTGTTCGGCGATATGACTCTACGGCTATATATATCGCTTTCTCTTCGCTGGATGCGGAGAACTTCCGAAATGACCAGCCAACCTCTATTATCCACGTTCGCTCTTCTCCCATTGTTCGGAGCGAAGCCAGACCCATTGGGGTGAAGGCGAGCAAACGGCATCCGTTTTCATCTTCGGTGCGGGTTGGATCCCAGCTCTCCCACAATGCTTCGTGGGAGAGTTGCTGTGTGAGAGTGTACGTCATACTTCGACCATTGATAGGGGGATGTTGACCCACTTGCCTTTCTCGTCCTTCTCCTCTGCGCGGATGAAGACACGTGTCCACTCGGCCAAGAAGGCTTCCTTAATGATCGTCACGCCTCGGGCAAAGCGTGGGTCTGCCACCATTTCGACATACTTATCGAGCTGGATGACGTTCTCTGCCTGAAGCTGACCGCGACCGTCACGTGAGAGGAGGTCGAGGATGATGCGCACGAGCTTCTGCGACTTCTCTCCATCAGCCATCGACGCGAGTGACTCTTCGATGAGGGAGATACCAGCGTCCGCCGTTGCGTCATAGGAGACCTTTTTGTACTTACCGATCGTGATGCGCTGATTAGCCTCCTCATTTCGGAAGGTGTGCTGCCCCTGCTCCTTCCCCCCTATTAGGGAGATTTTAAGCTCCAGAAGCGAGCTGAAGGCTGAGAGGACACGCATCTTCGCACGCTTGAGAGCTTCATTCGCAGCCTTCAGCTCTCCGAATGTCTCGGAGACCGTCTCCTCGCAGAGATTGCGGAAGTCCTCGCGTTCATTCTTGGCACGCTGCTCTTCTTCGCGTGCTTGCTCTTGTTCTTTGAGGCGCTGAAACTCTGCCAGCTGCTCTTCGGTGATTTCCACCATCTTGTTTTCTTGTTGTTCCATCTTATTGCATGATTTTAATGGGTGATTCTACTCCATCGCGGTAGCGCTTGTCCATGCGCTGTCGCACCGCTTCGATCTTCCAGCCGAGCGCGTTATAGCGACTTCGCTCAGCTGGCGTCGCCGTGTCGGCTCGTATTCGATTGAGGAGCTCCTCACGCTCCTGCTCGTACATCTCGATATCCTGCTGGTAGGACTGCTCAAGATGACGCTTGGCAGCCTTGTCTATTCGTCCCATGTGTCATTAGTTAGGTAGTTGTCCTTTGGTGATCTCGGCACCTAACGCCACCCTGCGCTGCTCATAGCCCTTCAATTCCGCCTTATTACGTATCGACAGCATCTTCACACGGAGTGACTTCAGCTCGGGGATAGTGAGGTATCGGAAGGGCTTACCTGCGATACGAGCGTTGCAACAAAAGCGGTCAACAGCATCCCAGTCGGTGGTGTCGATGCCATAGAGTTGGAATTGCTTTAGCACCGCCGAGCGTGCCTTCTTCTTCTCCTCGAGGTTCTCCACCTGCTGGCGGAGCTGTCGGATCATCAGTGTGTACTCACGCTCGCTCATCTCCTTAAGGGAGGAGGTACGCCCGTTCGTCCACTGCAGTACGAGGTCTTCCTTTGATGCCCCTGGCATGCTCTTCAAGAGGGCGTAGAATGCAGCGTAGTTATTGCGTGCCATTACTCTACCTCCTCAGTACGCTTTTCGAGCTGCTCAAGAAGTTCGCTTTGAAGCTGCTCACGTTCGGCCTTGAGCTTTGACAGGTCATTTCTCAATGTCACCAGCTCTTCTTCAGCGTCGGCATGAGCCATGCGCTCGTGAGCGCAGTCTGTGAGCGCACGCTCTAGACGCTCCAGAAGGTCATTATCGAAGGCCCTCAAGTCCTCAATGATCTTGATAAGAGGACGGATAGAGACTCTCTCGAAGATCTCGAGCGTGACGAGTACGGTGAATCCGATTAGGAGTAGATAGTTCATCATTTCTTAATTATTAGTTGGTTCGTTACTTGTTTCTGTTTCTAATCCCCAGTACTTCACCTCTGCCTCCGCCCAGATGCTGTAGTGCTTACCCGCCTCGGGGATGAAGCGCCCCTTACAGATGGCACGGTAGCCCTGCACGAGTATTTTCATATCAGCATCGTACTGCACCTTGGTAGCTGTCGAGCCGTAGGGCTTGTCCCCGTCGGCGTGTGAGATGAAGATGAATAGCTTCTTGGGGTGCGCCTCCTTAAGGCGCTTGTAGTCGTTGTAGTTGAGGCCTGTGTATTGAAGGCTATCGATGATGATGAAGTCGGGGCTGCGCTGCTTCTTCAGGCGTATATTGAGGTCCTCCATGCTCTCACGGTCAAGGATGAGGAAGCGCCCATCGACATCTCCCATCTGGCAGCGCTCCATATTTTCCTGAAAGGAGAGCCCGATAGACTCCTCAAGGGAGTTGTAGGCGACCTTGCCGTACTTGCATAGCTCTCGAGCGAGCTGCATTGCAAAGGAGCTCTTGCCGTTTGCCGATTGTCCCCAGATGAGCCACACCCCCGCCCTTCCAGGCTCGCCGAAGGCTTCCCTCCAGCGCCCCTCGAAGGGGATCGAAGGGACTTTCTTTGCCAGCACCTCGCTGGCGGAGTATGCTCGTGCCATCTTACGCCCCCGCTTGCAGTTTCAGCTTCTCGATCTCCGTGTAGACCTTTCTGAGCCCGCCCGACTTTCGGGCGAGACTGACGGCATCGACCCCCTCGGGGGCGTTGAGCTTAGCGACCTCTACCGCCTGCTTCAAGAGAAAGCTCTTACGCTCCTCACCATCCTGCGGGGTGACCTTGCGGTAGGCATCGCCGAAGCGACTGAAGAGCTCCGTATAGCCGACCTTGCAACAGTCTATGCTTCGCTCGATTTTGGCTCTCAGGCCGTCTGCTCCCATCATATACCACCCACAGGCGCGCTCCGTAGCATTCCACAGTGCCTTGAGCTCGAGGAAGGCTTCGTACTGGAGGTCACCTGCTTCGTCGAGGATGATCAGTGGCTGATGCAGCCCCTTGAGGTAGTAGACCAGGTCGGCATATACCTCTTCGTAGCGTCCCTTAGCGTCCAAGCCAAAGCCGATAGCGATAGAGCGGACCAGGCGTACCTTCGTCTTCGTCTGGGAGCAGTCGATATATACGACGTGCTTGTGCGTGCGGGCATAGTGGCGAGCGCTGAAGGTCTTCCCTATGTTAGGGATGTCGCACAAGAGGGCGCTAAGGCTGCGCTCCTGGCAGGCTTCCAGCTGGCTGGTGATGTAGGAGTAGGTGTCGGTCTTCGCCACCTTCCACTCGATCTCCCCGCGAAGGGGTACATTGAGGCGGCGTGCAAGGCTGAGCCACGCTGAGTCGCTCAGCTGCTTGTCGAGCTTCCCCTTCTTGATAGTGGAGTAGACGCTCGAGGAGATCCCGATAGCCGTAGCGTGCTTGCTGTCGCTGGGATAGTTCGCTCTGTCGGCGAGGATCGCCGTGAGCGTGCGTTCTTTGAGTTCGTTACTTAGTTGCATGGCGTACTGCATTTAGTGCGTTTTCGGAGAATCGGTCTTCGCGGAAGACAATCTGGAGCCCACATACGTCGGGGTAGCATACCGCCAGCCCGAATTCATCGTAGCGGTTAAGTTCGTTGTACTTGTCGCCCCCGAGGAGGTCTACAAGCTCATCCATCGTGTAGATGGTCGTGTTGTCATACTTCTTCATTTGAGTGTCGTTTGATTAGTATTCGTATGATGTTATAAGTCTGCCATAGCGCGCATGCGGGCTTCTTCTGGGCTGCTCTGCAGGTAGTCGCTGTCGAGCAGCTCGCCATCGTCGCCACGCTTCATCGTGACTACCTCGACAGGCTTGAGTTCGGTGAGCGTCTTGTGCGTCTCTTCCTTGAGGAGGCGTGCCTTGCTCGGCATTCGCTCTGCGATGTGCGCGTCAAAGGCTTTCACGCGCTGCAGCTGCATGTGTAGCTGGTGGCGGTCTTCGTCGGTCTGCTCGGCCTTAGCTTCGTTGATGCGCTGGATTTCGCAGGCGGTCTCGATGAAGCGCCCACCTTCGTAGATGTAGACCTCGTTCATCTCACCCTCTTCCTGCTCCCACCAATACGCGTCGACCTTTCCGTTTCGGTCCTTCAGCTTACTGATCCCCTCGGGGGATAGGGCGAAGCTGCGGTAGTTGGCTTTGATGTGGCCACGGCGGACGGACGTTGAGCGGTGCTCTCCGATGAGAGTCGCCAGCTTGTGGACGTCTATCTCTGCCAGCTGAGGGTTCACTGATTCCTGGAGGACCTCCCAGCGGGTGCGGCCACCCCAGTAGGCAGTGTTGCTGTGAGGGGAGTGGTTGTACTCGTAGATAAGCCCCTCGTAGAAGGCGACTGCGTCCTCATAAGCCCATACCTTAGCTTTGAAGCGGTCGTTGTGCTCGTCGAAGCTCTTCTCCTCACTCGTCTGGTTGGCATCAAGGCGGGCATAGTGACGCCCCGTGTTAGGGATGTACTCCTTTTCCGTCTGGTACTTAAAGAGGCGGTTCATGTGTTCTGCGCCCTTCGCCTGCGAGTTGCCAGGAGCGAGGAAGTTGGGCTCAGGGAATAGCGCACCAGGGCGCATCAGCGTATCCTTAAAGTCGGAGACCAGGTGCTGCTCCACTTCGGCCTCATAGGGGCAGGGAAGCCCCAGGGAGAGGAGCGTGCGGAAGGTTGACTGCAAGCACCCGAGGAAGATGTCGTGGCGCTTCTTACCGCTGAAGGCGTACCCGATGATCGCCTGGCTCGCCAGGTCATACGCTACGTAGATCTTCAAGCTGACCACTTCACTGACTCCCTGCTCTCGCCAGTTGACCTTGAGTTTAAGGTCACGGTCGTCGAGGGAGATCTTAGAGAGCGACATCGTCGGACGCTTACGCAGCACAAAGGGCTGGTTCTTCCCACGCCACGTCTGATAGTCGTCGTGGACCTTCCCGCGCAGGGCCTTTGCTTCAGGGGTAGAGAGGTAGTTCGCCACGGTCGTCTCGCTGAGTGGCTTGTAAGGCGTTGGGTCGTACAGCTCACCCGTTTCAGGGTTGTAGACCGTCAGCTCGCCCTCCACGAAGCGGTTGTACCGCTCAGCCACCGTGCTGTTATAGGGGCGCATATCATCGTTGTCGAGGGCAAGGAGGAGGTAAAGCGTGTCGCGATCCACCTTTCTCGTCTGCTGATTCCCGAACTTCTTACTGATCAAGCTCTCGTAGCCACGTTCATCGAACTCACGCAGTGCTTTGCGGAAGCGCGCTGCGCTCTGAGGGAGCGTATGTCCCACCTCCTGGCGGTAGTAGCCGATAGCGCTGGCGAGCTGCTCCCATCTGATGGTCTTCTTGCCTCCCATGACGCGCTTGAGAAGGCGCATATCGGCCTGGAGGTTCTTCACAGCCATCAATACAGAGGCATTCACCGTGTATTCTTCCGTCAGCTGAGCGATGCGCTCGAGCGGAAGCGAGAGGTTTAGCTCTCTCAGACGCTTCGGGTAGTACTCCATTGCACCTCGATCGCGGCGGTAGTGGTCGCTGAACCACTTGCGGAGCGTTGCGACATGGACGGCATCGCCTCCGAGGCGCTGGTCTACCTTATCGCGAAGCTCCAAAGGCAGGCTGTCGTAGTCGACAAGGACGCTGCCACCCTTGCCGCCTCCCTTCCGAAGGACCTTTATACGCCCTCGATTCACCATATTGCGGTAGTTGTAGGGGCTAATCACGGGCGCCAAGCACTCGGACTGATCTTCGATAGTCCGTCGATCCTCAATAAGGTCAGAGAGATCGATGGCCGTAGCTTTTCCGTAGTGCTGAAGCATGGCAATTATTTTAGCTCCGACGCCGTCGCCTGTATAAGCGAGAGCATCTGCAGTGTGACATTGTGATAGGTGGCGACAAGCTTACCACCATACTCAAGGGTAGCTTCACTGGAAGCTTTGTCAACGGTAATGACTGCGCCATTAGTGAACGTTTGAACCATCTTGCCCTCCGCATCGTGTATCGTCTCACACTCAGGGGCGGTGCAGTAGACCATCCCCCCACGCTCAAGGGCGAGCTGGCGAGCACGTTCGGACTGCTCCCCATGCCGACGGAAGGTCAATGCGAGGCTCAATGCCCCATCAGTGAGCCCTGTCTCCTTCTGGATAGCACGGCGGTCTTCGGTGGTAAGTCGGATTTGTCTTTCCATATTATAGTTGTGTCTTTAGGCTCCCCGAGGCGCCAACCTCGGGGATGCCTGTGGTTACTAATCGATAGCTATCTGATACACGTAGACTTCGCCATCCTCTCCATGGCGGAGCAGGCTGTACATCTCTGCGCCTTCGGGGAGCTGATCACCCCAATGTGGCAGGGGCTCATCTTCCTCCTCAAGTTCGAGGCCTTCCGCGAGGAAGGCTACTTCATGGATAGGGTCGCAGTCGTCGATGTGGCGGATGCCGAAGCCTGGCTCATCGGTGCAGAGCGTCACACTCTTTCCTTCGTACAGCGCTAAGAGCAGCGCCTCAAGGATTTCAGATCTTTTTTTCGTCGTAATCATATCAGTTCGTCTATTTCATTTCGTTTATCTTTACAGCGGTGTAATCGTCTTACAACAATGCAAAGTAAAGGATAAAATTCTAACCATACAAGAGTTTTGGAAAGTAAATTAGCCTTCGTAAAGGAGAGGATACTGTATGTGGCTAAGATAAAGGGTATTAGGCTTGCGGATTTTTGCGAGTCGATCGGGCAAACATACGGAAACTACAAGGGAGAGAACATAAAATCCGCAGTCTCCTCCGAGGTGTTGGTTAGATTATTAGCCATATATCCTGACGTAAATGCTGATTTTATCCTCCGTGGAACAGGCGCTCCAATCACTCCAGAGAGAAGTATAGCCGAAAATGCAGAGGAGCGCGCAGCCCTCGCAGACATAGAAAGGGAAGAGACTAGTGGTGACCCACACCCCTCAGAGGTGATACAGCTGCTAAAATCGGAAGTCGCTTACTTGCGGGGGCTCGTATTGAAACGAGATGAGCAGCTTTTTGAACTCGTCAAAAGACTAAACACCCCACCCCAATAGCATTACGCGCTCAAAATCAGCAGAATACCCATAATTCTACATATCATACCCCCCTTAACTCACGCAAAAAAGGCGCAAAAAAGGGGGTTAATCTTGTATTACCCCCATAAACTCACGCCCATTTTAGAGCCGTTTTGAATTCCCAAGTGAATTCCCAAACTCTACCCACTTGAATTCCCTTGAGCAACGTCCAAGTGAATTCCCAAACACCAAAACCAGGCAAAAACAGAGCCGAGACACACGTCCCGATAGGGTGGTGGCAATGGCCATAATACAGCATAGGCGGGCACAGCACTATATACATGCTATACCCGCCTATTATCAGCGTTTGCGCCCGTCTGACGCGTTATTTAGCCCCTCCCCGAGCTATCTATCTCCCCATGTAACATCAAGCGCCGTCTAACGTCGTCCGAACGCCCATAAAGTAACACCAAAGTAACACAAATGTAACGCTTCGTTTTGTGTGGCCATCATCGAGCGAAGCGACCGAACGCGCGTACACACAGCGATTTACAGTGCGTTTTCAACTCTGTCGTGATGTAACACTTCGTTTTACCCCCCTTATAGGGAAAGTCGCACCTACTTTTGATGGGGTGGGAGGCAGTCCTGTAGTAGGTGCTACTTGGTGTTTTTAACTCCAGTAGTCTATCGCCTCGTATGGTATTAATGCTTATATTTGTGTAGTAATACTAACCCCGGTAGTAAAAAGACTATGCACACAGACAACTATTGTGTCATCATGGGCGGAGGCGTAGGCAGCCGCTTTTGGCCGTATAGCCGTGAGGCCAAGCCGAAGCAGTTCCTCGATATCTTCGCCACAGGTCGCACCCTTCTTCAGATGACTTATGATCGCTTCTCTAAGGTAATCCCTAAGGAGAACTTTGTCGTCGTCACCAACGCTATCTACCGAGACCTTGTGCTGGAGCAGCTCCCCGAGCTGACCCCAGGGCAGATCCTCCTAGAGCCTATGCGCCGCAATACAGCTCCTTGTATCGGCTGGGCGACATATCACATCTACGCGAAGAATCCCAATGCAAATGTCCTGGTCACTCCTGCCGACCACCTGATCCTGCAGGAGGATGCCTTCGATGAAGCTATCTGCCGTTCACTCGACTATGTGAAGGCGCATCCCAAGTTGGTTACCCTCGGTGTGCGCCCCTCACGTCCTGAGACGGGCTATGGCTACATCCAGTTCACTGATATTGAAGATGAGCACTTTGTGAAGGTAAAGACCTTTACAGAGAAGCCCAATATCGAGATGGCGAAGGTCTTCTACGAGAGTGGGGAATTCCTCTGGAATAGTGGGATGTTTGCATGGAACGTGCAGACGATCCTTGATGCCTTCCATCAGTACCTGCCTTCGCTGACCTCTATCCTCGACGAGGTGAAGGGCGCTTATGCTACCGATGAGGAGCAAAGCCGTGTCAGCCAAGTCTTCTCTGAGTGCCCCAATATCTCGATTGACTATGCGGTCCTGGAGAAGGCAGACAACGTCATGGTGCTTCCCGTCGACTTTGGCTGGGCAGACCTCGGTACCTGGGGCTCGCTCTATGAGCTCAAGCATGAGGAGCCCCGTGCAAATGTTTCTCTCCACACCAAGGCTCTCTTCTATGAGGCTGAGGGCAATATCGTTTCGCTCGATGGAGATCCTGAGAAGCAGCTGGTCGTCGTCCAGGGGATCAATGACTGTATCGTAGCTCAGAGCAAGGGAGTCCTCTTGATCTGTAAGCGCGATGAAGAGCAGCGCATCAAGGAATTTATGGGCGAGGCATCCGTCCAATTTGATAAGAAGTTCGACTAG